TTTTAATTTTTCACAATTCATATCACGTACAGTGCGACCTGCCGATATGCCTAGTATCTGTGTCTGAACTGCACCAGCCACACCGACAGTACACAGGTCAGAATTACTTGCGCTAATCTGAGGAGATATAGCTGATGGGGGTGGACTGTTAATAGTTGTATCCATTTTACCATCAGATATTACTGTAGTCTCAGTCCTGATTGTATCATCGGCAACCAAAGGGCTACCGATTAATACAAGCAATGAAATTAAAATACACCGTAACATGTTATTGTGGTTGTCCTCTTTGTTTAAGCAACTCACGTTGCATAGCGGAATCGATCCGCTTGTCTGTTTGCTCTTCTTGAGACTGTAACCGTTGCGTAAATTGCTGACCACGCATCTGTTGATTTTGCGCATCCAACTCCAATTTGGCTTGATCGATTTGCGTATCCGCCTGATCTGCCGTTGCTTTTTGTTGCAACTCTTGCTCTTTAAGCTGAACCAGTGGATCAGGCTCGCCCGCACCCGATAGCTGACCAGACAAGTCTTTAAGTTGTTGCAAGCCTTCCGCAATAAACTGAGCCGTCATTTGCTCAACTTGAAGCATTTGCTCCTCATCCGCAGGCTTACCGCCCTGTTGCTGAACCTGTTGCAAATAAGTAACAGCCGCTTGTTCGCGGGCCGCAATCTGTACATGTTCCATAACGTGTTTTTGAATAGAAATTGCGACAGGAGGCATACTACCCACGATAGGAGACGTTCCAAACAATAGGTGAGACATTATGTGCGCTTGATGGTTCTGACCCTCAAAAGCTTTTAACGGCAACATATCTAACGCATTAATGTTTTCTTGTGCGGGATCAATAGGCTCATCCGTATCTGCCGGCACCGACTTTAACAGACGGTCTGCATCTGTAACACCTAAAGCGTCATACATGTCGCTAAACACTTCGTGCATATTGTGTATCTCAGGGGCCTGAGAGGCAAGTTGCAATTTAGTCTGCGCCAGCATAATACGTTGAGACTGACTAAATACGTTAGGATTACTTACAGGAACTACGTCTACACGATCATCAAAATCCTCGCGCATGATTGTTGCGTCAGCACCCGGCACTGAGTACGGATACTCTTGCGGTAAACTTTCGGACATAACACGCGCCAAAATTTTAAACTCTTGACGCATTGCGTAATGCAAACGTTTATGTACAGCACTCATGACCCGCGAGCCTTGCTCCATCATTGCCATAGTTGTTCCAACAGCCGCTTGCTGATTACCATCACCCACTTTTAAGTCAGTGATTGTCGCAAAACGCTGACCAGCTTGGACCACAAAACCTAACAACTGAAACAGTGTTTGGTCAGGACCCTTGAAGGGCAACGGCATGAGGCTGTCACGAATAGCGCCCCCGGGAGCGTCCACATCGCGGAACTCACCGGGCTGCAACGGTTCATCATCGTCTCTGATCCGTAGTCCGCGAGCTTTAAAACCCGCAGGGAGATTGGACAACGTACCGGCGTCGATTAACTGTCGCAGTGCCGAAGTGGCGGTTCGTGACAAACCGCCTATGGTGTGTATTAACCCAAGGCCATAAAAGCCAAAGCCCGGTAAGAACTTGTAGTGTGTAAAGTATTGTATTTTCTTACGACGCTCGTCTTCCTCGTTCCAGTTACGACGAACAGCCAAAACCTGACTATTGTCCATGGAAAGAGTGACCATGTAGGGAATACGGATGCCCGTAGGCTCTCCATCATCGTCAACGTCTTCGTAACCTTCTAAATCTAAATCAACGTGGCATTCTAAAACCGTACAGTCGTAATCAATGGTTCCCGGCTCTACACCGTCAATCCTATTAATTTCTCCAGTCACTCCTGTGACCTCGCGTTGTGACGGAATAACATCCACATCATCTAAATAAATACCTGCAATCTGACGTTTACGCAGATCGTTTAGTGACATTCTTACAACTTGTGTGATGTTAGGACATGTTTCGAGGTCCGCGGTCTCATAGGGAACAACCAAGTTCTCCGCAGGGACAAACTTACTTACAGCGCGGCCCATAGCATCATCATAGTATGTTTTCTTAAAAGTAGAACCAGCAAGTGGCAAATAGAACAACATCTGATCCATGTCCGGAGTATAATCCTCCATGACACTTGTGATGTAAAAATTCATAAACTGCTTCACGCGTTGCGCCTGAGACGACTTGGCCCGCGTCTCTTTGCCCATAACGACAGTACGCACAGGTCCACCCGCAGGAAGTAGTTCGTTAAAAGCTTGCGCTTGAAATTGTGTAGCAGCTTCAGCAAGTAAAGGATGCGTCACGCCCGACGAGCCTCTAAACGGTTGTGCCCGCTCCTCGTAGTTAAAGCCTAAAAGCTCTAAACCGCTAGAGTAAGCATCTTCCCAATCCTGACGACTTGCCTTGTTTGCATCATATTCACCCAATAACTCACTGGCAATGCGTTGTAGCTCGCGGTCCGGCATTTCTTCCGCTAAGTTGGCATAAAAATTATCTTCAACACCACGCTGGTCTTGAGGATCAAAATCAACCTCAACCCCACCATCGTCCGTTTCATTAATTTCTATTTCGCCCACATTCTCAGCATCAATCATTGCCATAACATCGTTTTGCGAATCCGGAACCTCAATCTCCATCTCAGCTTTTAAGACGTCCTCGTCAATTTGAGACGGGACATTATTGTCCATTAAACTACTTTGGTATCCATTTATTTCTTTAGCCATGTAATCCTCCTATTTGACCAACTTAAGCGCCGTAATTACGGTACTTACGAGATATCCCCATAACGCCTCTAGTCGTGTCAAAATAACCTTCCTCGTTGCGAGGGAAAAAAACATCCGGACCCTCAGACGGTGATTTAAAGTTCCGTGGAGCGAGGGGCTGATTATCCGCCGGTGTCATACGCTCCTCTTCAGTGCGACCCATTATCTTATTTAACTGATTAAATATCTCAGCGTCAACCATCTGGGTTAATTCCTTAACCGTAGCGTTCATACCCGCCTTCATAAACAATTGCCGACCAATAGCATTGTTGCGTTGATCCATCTCAACGTCACGCTTGTTCTGACCGCCGCCAGCAAAAATCGGCGCAAAACGATCCATAAACTCACCAAAGTTTCCAGCACTCTTTGCAGTATCAGGACCATACTCCGCCGCCATAACAGCCGAACCTAACATATGACCCCGAGCATCCTCTAACTCAGGATACGTCGGCATATCACGACGGTCCTCGGGCCGCGCATGACGGATTTCTTCCGAATAATCCAAATCGGTAGGTATTACCCGATTTCCGGTCTCATCGTCAAACACACTCGGATAACCATACTCGTCAATTAATGTTTCCATAAATTCAGGGGAGGTGCCGCCAACACGACCAGACTCACGTAAATTTTCCGTGACGTTCTTTCCACGAAATCTATCCATGATAAGGGACCCTAGACCCTTTTGATCTTCAAACTCCGCAAGTTCTTTTTCCGACATAACAGGCTCATCGTCGCCCACGGGGCCCCTTAATGGAGAAAATTGTGGCATAGGACTTTGTGCGCCGGGGGCCACGCCCTGTAAAGTCTTATCCAAATACATAGGACTTCCACCCTCTTCAAAATACATAACTTCTTCGAAGCCGCCCGCTCCAAGATTTACCGCAGTCCCGTACATTTAACTACCTTCCGTCTAATAATACAATCTCACTCTAGCAGAGTTTTCTTCATCTTCCCAGTCATCTGTTGGTAATTGTACAAAATTACCTTGACGATAGCGCATAAGAGCCTGTGTCATACTATCAACCAAGTCGTCATGTTCTCCATTTGGAAACGCCGCAACCTCCTCAATTAACTCTTCAGCCCACATCTCGTCAGGGGCCCAAACCATACCAGCTTCAAACAAAGGCGCAATACTGTGCGCTCTCATTACCTTATCATTTCCGCGGCTCGGTGTAAAATTTACTACAGGAATACCCATATTTCGTAATTCCTGCGTCAAAGGGGTCCCTGAAGCTTTTGCCTCAATAATAACCGTGTCAGGCTCCCAAAATTTATAATTATCTAAAGCCTCCTGCTTTAATTCAGGAAAATCCCACCTCCCCTTCTTACTATCTAACAAAATTAAATTAGGACCCGAACCACCCTCATTTGGATAAAATACCCCCCACGTCGTAATCGCAGAAAAATCAGCCGTCTCTTTCTTACTAAAAGCAGTATCATAACTTTGTATTATATATTCTAGCTGGGGAACCTTATCTTGATCCCACAAGTTCCACCACTCGCGCTTGATTATCGCATTCTCCTCACCCGTAGGATTTTGCTGATATTGCGCATTCCACTTGCTCGGAGGAATAGAAGCCTTAACCGCAGTCAAATCTTCTAAACTCCAATACTCGGGCCAACAAGATGTCCCGTCCTCAAATATTGCAGGTAACTCCACAACTTCCCACTGATCCGCAAATTTGTCCTTTGCTTGAGCCCGCATCAACTGTCCCGTCATATCCTTCTCAGACCACCGAGTTTGAACCAAAACAATAGAACCCCCCGGCTGTAAACGCTGTCGAGGACCCCCTGTGTACCAATCCCACGCATCCTCAAAACCATTGTTCGACATCGCCGTTTGCTCCGAGTGAGGATCGTCAATGATAATTAAATCACCCCCACGTCCAGCTAAGTTGGACCCAACACCAACCGCATAATACATTCCACCACTGCTCGTGTCCCACCGACCAGAAGCCTTACTGTCAGCCGCCAACTTTACTCCCGGAAACACATCCTTGTAATCATCACTCTCAATCAAGTTCTTAGTCTTACGACCAAAGTTTACCGCCAACTCCGTCGTGTGTGTCGCCTGAATAATCTTCATCTTCGGATTACGGCCCATCATCCACGCAGGAAACAAATAAGACGCAAACTCACTCTTCGTGTGCCGCGGTGCCATGTTGATGATCAAACGCTTCAACTCCCCACGGGCCACGCGCTCTAGCTTTTCCGCAATGATCTTATGATGACGGCCCGCGATAAAGTCAGGCCACACAGTTTTTACAAAAATTAAAAAATCATTTTGGCATTTCTCGTTCTTCATGATCTGCGCAAGACGTAATTCTAATTTTAATTTTTTGTCATCTAACATGGTGTTCTGGGTAGCGTTCATGGGGGACCCTAGCTATTTTTTTATAAATTGTTTCACGTGAAACATATGCGAT